CCCAGAGGGGGGTAGTCTCAAGGTTGGCAAATCCTCGTGCCATAGTTTCTTGTAAAGAAGGCACGAAATTAGCAGCAAGGATAAGAACGAAAACAACCGTCCATAGCTCATCCTTCCAGCTATTCTGAGCTGAACGTATAGCTTCCAGCTCCCAATCAATCTCGCCAGTGGCCTGTTTGAGTTTGATTTCTGCATTGGCTTTTTGTACCGCCGTTTTTCCGTCAACCCAAGCAGTCGCCAAACCGCCAAGGCTAGATATAATCTGACCAATCATACAGACCCCCTATCTGTCTTTGCTTCCTTATTCATCCAGATGCCGAAACACCCGGTCAATGCACCCATGCAAACACTAACAAGTCCCGCTGCTTGCGTTATGTTTGGAAAGTCTGGCGGCAAAGACATATACCAATGCACTGCCTGGTAAGTTAAGATTGTCACGACCAACATCATCAGTCGCGGAAAGATTTTGTATTCATCGATTACTGTTGCTGGCATAGTGTTCTGCTATCCTCTTGTTGGACGTTATGATTATGATTTTCCCTTTTGAATCATACACAACGTACTTGTTCACCACTTCCCCATGTAAACGCCTAAATAATAGATGGCTAAACAGACCCCAGACACGCCAAAGATAACGCCCAGCGCGATCTGGATTTTCTCCATCATTTCTTCTTGTCTTTTTTCTGCTGCCTTACGCGCAGCTTGACGCTGTTTACGCGCCTCATTTTGCCACTGGATCCACCTATCCCATTGGCCAGGTTGCCCATACAAACGGATATGTGACTCTAATTCCTTGCGTTTTTCTCTAATGTTTTCAAGGGCTTGGAACTCTTCCCAATCGCCCTCTTCACCCCCAGTTATTGCCGTGAGCGGGCTGTTTTTCTTCTTTTGTACGGCTTGTTTTATATCTTCTTCGGCGGTGAGAAACTTACCTACAGCCCCAATAACGCCCGCAGTTTCTTTGCCATTACCAATAGCAGTTTTGATAATCGAATAAGCGGCATTCGCAGCAGCAATGCTCTCGAGTATAGCCATGTCATTTTTCCGCCATCTTCTCTAACGTCAGGCGGATTTGTTGGATGTTTTCATCTATACGGGCTGACATGATCGCCTGAGTTTGTGTTGTATCTTCTAACTTTTGGATCATAATTTCATGGCGCGCTATGTTGCGGGTGTTTTCATCTACACCTGACGCCATAGTGGACACATACCACACGACACCTACAGCTTGAGCGAACACTGCAAAAACAACGCCAATCTTTTCCATCAGTATTTACCTTCCCATACTCGTAAGGCTGAAAACTCGCTACTCATTAGCTTCTTTTTTATCACATCTTTGACGGCTTGTGTATCCGTCCAGGCGACTCCAGCCTCTTTTAACCAGTTACCCAGCATCGCCATATCTACATTTCCGACGTGCTTGTAATCTGATCCAAAAGAGTTTGGCGCAAGCTCACGCGCTTGCTGCGCGTCTTTTAGCGCAACTGACGCGTCGTGTGTTTTCTTGATGATAATTTTATCATCTTCAAACTTGATGGTTTCTTTAATCTTAGTTGAGGTGTTTACCATCTTCCCAAGCCTCGTTGATGTCAGGTGTTGATGGATCGTCAGCTTTCAGAGTGCCATCTGCCTTACGTGCGCGCTTGCGCTTCACAGGCGCTTTTTTCTTTGGCGCAGGTTTTTCCAGCGGTAACTCAGGTAAAATTTCTAGTGCGCGTGGCTTAGTCGTTAGGATGCGGCGCACTTCCTCTTCCGGCAGATCCACAATATCACCAGCTCTGACGCGACCTACGCATGTAGACATGCTGCGGTATGTAACTAAAACTCTCATTTTGCTCCCTCATATAAAAAGAGAGTGAGGGCGTTAGCCGCCCCCACCTGTAGCGTTATGACGTTATGACGTTGTGTTGTCGAAAACGCCGCCGTTTGCAGCTTCGTTTTTCGCGCACAATGTCAGTTCTGTTACGACTTGACGTTTTGTCGCGTCGCCTGTTTTCGCCAACTCAATGTTTTTAGTTGGACGTAGTGTCGCAACTTCCCACATATCGTCTTGGATTATTAGAACGTCCCGCGAACGGTTCTCACGACTTGGCAACATCTCGACTGTACCCCACGGAGTGACGTACACCGCCAGTGATTTGATCACACGCTCGTCACCAGCTTGTACATTTGAACGCTGGTTGTTGTTACCTGTGAAGGACAACGCCTTGTTCATTTGGAACGCTGATAGGTAAACAGTGTCAGGGTTGCCACCATTTTCCCAGATTGACTGCATGACTGTGTCAAAACGTGTTTGGTCAAACGCTTGAAGAGTTGTTGTCTCGTCAGTACGCGCGTCTGTACCATCACCAGTTGGGTCTGCACCTTCGTTGTCACCAAAGTCAGTGTTTGATGTCAGCCACGCTGGAACACCCGCCAATTCACGCGCTGAACCGTTTGTGTTCACTTTTGCGTTATTGTCAAAAAGCGCCTTTTCAATATCGAGCTTTTGCTCTTTGGCGATTTTTAGCGTTTGGTAGGCAATCTCTTGCGAACGCCCAGCTTTGTCCAATCCTTCGTCGGTGTCTGCAATAACCACAGCGTTCTTGAAAATCTGGGTTGCATTGTTCAAACGTACTGTCGCAGTGACGCTATCGAATGAAGTTTCATCCCCCTCCAAGTGGGCATTTGCGCCACTAGCGCGTAAGGAATCAGTCTGCCATTCTACCAAAGTATTGCGCGCAGTTGTCTTGCGACACTTCGTGTAAAATGGGGTGGATTCAGGTGAAATATTTGTGATGATATCTGACAAATCTTCACGAATGCCTACTGCATCGTAACTGTCAAATGTTCCGGATACTTGTGCCATGATTTACTCCTAAGGCTTTAACATTAGACTGAGGGCGTCCTCAATCCGACCAGATTTACGGAGCTTCTGCTCCTGCTTCTTTCTAGTCGCAGACTGACCTTCGCTTGCCCTACGCTTGGCGCCAGCTTTTACAACTGTCTTTGCTGGTTCACCTCTAGTTGCCGCACGCTTCTTATCCTGCAAACGGCGCCACTTCATAGCGTCGTTCAAAGCCCGTACATACCGGGCGTCAGTCACACCTTGAATTTCAGCTTCACTGAAACCGTAGTGAGTGCCAGTTTTAACCAGATCAGCCTTGATCGCCGCGCCCTTCTCAGGATCCGCGATGTCAGGGATGTGCTGTTTTAAAACTTCAGCTTGCTGCGCTAGGAACTGCATTCTCTGCTGCTCTGTCGCCGCCTGCTGTTGGCGTTGAAGTTGCTGCACTTGTTGAACCTGGGCATCGTATTGCTGCTTGGCCTCGTCGTACTTAATCTTCTGTTCCATATACCCAATTGGGTCTTTATCGAACAGCTCAGTCGTCGGGGGTACAGGCGGCGTGACGCCAACTTGTTGTGCTTGCTGGTACATGCGCAAAACTTGCTGTTGTTGCTGCGCTAGTTGCTGGGCTTGCTCTTTATACTGCTTTTCAACTTGAGCAATCTCCTGCATACGCTGATTGATGTACCCCTGTCCGGCGGCAGATTGTTTCAACTGGTCAAGTGTCCACATCTCTTCTTTGCCGTTAACTTTAACGGGGATGAGATTGGTTTCCTCAGGAACCTCTGCTTCGATTTCAGTGTCATCTAATTCAACGTCGTCGTAGTCCACGTCATCGTCATAGCTCTCTGCTTCCAGAGTTGGCTCTTCTGATTCAGTGTCCTCAATAACAACCTCTTCAGCTTCCGCCTCGGCCTCAACGGCTTCGGGTTCTGCTTCCGGCTGCTCTTGCGGTGCAGTCATTAACTTTACCGCTTCCTCAATAGTAGTCGCATTTTCCACGGTGCTACTTCCTTTGTTTTCGGTCTAACAGTGTCTCTGCCGCTATTACGGCGTCGAGGTACACTTCGACCGCGTTTAACGCGCGCAGGATTGCGTGCGCCTCTTCTCGCACCTCAGATTGCTCCTTGGTGCTGCTGGCAAATATGCTCATTTGAGCTTGCCGAACCTCTTCGAAAAACTGCGTGAACGCAGTATCTTCTTTTAACCTTTTTGCGTCATCCGCTTTGACGCGTACTGATGTACTCATTGTCTACCCTGCGCGATGTTTGCGACCTGACGTACTTTATCTTGTTCTGCCTTGATGCGCGCCACGTCAACATTAGTTCCGTACTGACCCGCAATTTTAGCTGCATCCACCAAGAGATCCTGTGCCATCTGGTCACGTTTTAGATCGTTGTCTGCCGCTGCTTTCTGTGCTTCAAATTGCAGCTTCGCCATGTCTGTCTGCATTTTAGCCTGAGCCTTCATTTGCTCTGCCTGCAAGATCGCCGCGTTAGGATCAGGCATTGGCTGCTGTTGTGCCTGCGCTTGTGCCTGTTGCGCTTGCTGCATCATCTGCTGTTCTGCCTCAGGCGTCATTGGCGCAAAGTAGCGTTCCGCGTTTCTGATACCTGACGCTGCCAAAATATCCGCCAAAGTGTTACGGATGTTTGTAAGTGAAACCAAACCGTTTGTCGCGCCGTACTGCTGGTAAACTTGCTGCTGGATTTGCAACATACCGTTTAGCGCTGCGGCTTTCTCCTGCTCACGTCCGGTGCCTAACCCGACATTAATTTGCACGTCCATTTCAGAATTCCACACGTCAGGGCGAACTGGGATGTACTGACCGTTGAGCTGCATCAACTGCTCTTCGTCTACATTCTTGACGTGCAATTTTAACATCAACGCAAATAGTTGGCGCATACCTTCCGCCAGGTTACGAACCATCACCTCAACTTGCGCAGCCGCTGCGTCTACCGTCGCCTGTACGCCCGCCGCAGTGGTGGACTGCATCGCATTCGGGTTGAGTGCCACGTTTTGTGATACACCTGTTTTCTGCTCAACTAGGGCGTCCATGTACTGTAATGCGCCAAGTGTTTGGCCCGCCGTAAATGGCACGGCTAAGTCTTGGATCGCGCCAGCCTGACGCATACGCACGATTGCGCCAATTTCGTTGTTAAGCACGTCGTCAATATTAACCGCGCCGTCAACGATCCCGATACGTGGGTTATTCGTCATGGCGACGTTATCGAGGATCCCACGAATAATCGCTGTGCTTGCGTCCTGGTCATCCATGATTAACTCTGCAAGCGAACGCCCGTAGATTGTGTGTGGCTCCGGGTCTACCTCGAACACCGCAAACGGAATCTCGTCAACCAACTCGTAGTCCAGCAATTTGTACTTACTGCCGCCGCAGATAAATTTATGCAAAGTTGGCACGCCTGTACCCTCTACATCTAAACGCATGTAGGCTTCGGTGATCGCCACGTTGCGCATTGCGGGATCACCGGACTGATCCTCGTAATCGTCTTGGCTGTAGCCCCGGCGCTCTATTTCTTCTGCCTCGCTGATGTCTGACGCGCCGTATAAGCTGTCTAAGTCGTAAACCTGCTCGAACGGGTAACCCATCGCCACCAAGTCGCCAACGCGCATTTCTGTACGGTGCGCCACCACATAGGCGTCCTGTAAAGTGCGCGCCTGAGAATTAACAAAGAATTCTTCCGGTGGTACGCTTTCAATACGCAACGCACCCTCCGGGGTAACCCGGCTAACTTTCAAGTCATATGACGGCAGCTCCACCTCCGCGCCAGTTTGGTCAACGGTGATGCTCGATGTCATTGTCTCTTCAATCAGCGAAATATCTAGCTCGTTCAGAAGTGCGTCACGCTCCTCCTGAGTTAGCCCGGTGATCGTGTAAGTTTCGCTGTTATATCTTGTTTCCCAGTACGCCTTTACGACGCCCTGCTTTTTGATAAGAGCGTCGTGGAATGCGTCATTAAGAACTCGGAACCCGTTGTTCTTTTGGAACACGTAGTGCATGTAATCTGACGCCTGCTCCGCAAACGCTACATCCTCTGGGCCTTTCGGGATAAACTCCACCGGGCGCGCAGTAGACATAAACACACGCATCAGACTTGGTTTTACCGCACGTACAACATCACGTACTTTTGTGGCGACAACGCTGGATCTTCCATTCTCGTACCCAATATCAACTTCGCCGTCAAAGTAGCGCTGGGCCTTGATACGTTCGTGCGTTATTTCGCTTTCAACAAAATCAACAGCCTGGGCAATCGCGTCTTGCACGATACCCTCAATTTCGGTGAAACTCTTTTCTTTAGGTTCCATGTTTTATCCTTACTGTTGACCGCCAAATAAGCCTAGCACGCCCTCTGGATTTTGTGATGCGCCATAAATAGCACCTGATCTACCGCCAGCATACAACGCTTCCGACGCTCTTTGAATCACGTTTTGCAATTGTGCAGCTCCGCTCTCGTCGCGCAGCATGTTTTTGATAAACTCTGGATCCCTAGACAGTAGCGCCTGCACGACTTCTTCACGCTGCTTGTCCGTTAAGTCTGGGCGGGTGCGCCCTGCGATTTTCCGCAGGATGCGCACCAAGCCCAAGGTTGTACCCGCCTCAAGTACATCCTCAACTCCAATATCCATACCCTGACGCGCTTGCTGCGCCGCAGACGACGCTGTTGGCGATTTGCTCAGGATAGACTTAGCAAATGCGTCTGCACCTTCTTGGGTTTGTAGTTTTGTCGCCAAGTCTGCAATATCTTCGCCGGGGAAGATAATGCGCAACATATTACCTAACGGTGATTCCTCACTTGCTAGATCCGCAACGATAGCCGCAGAACGCTTACCTGTCATGGCAATACGCATTTTCTGCCAGATACCTGTGCGGTATGCTGCAAGTGCGTCGTCGCCAAGTGCGGCAAAGCGATCAACGTCTAGCTCAATTTGGTCAACGTCTGGGTTAGCCTTAAACGCTTTCTGACCCGCCTGGAACGCGCGGTCTTGATCCATCATCTTGTTGTATGTTGCGCGGGCTTGTTGTGTTTCGTCGCTCAACATATCAATTGTTTGGCGCAGCTCGTTTTCAGCTCTACCGTAAGCCTGGGCAGTACCGCCCTCGCCAGCTTTGTAATACTTGCTCCGCAGATCGGCTAAGGCGCGACGTACAATTTCAGCTTCCTCAATCGTTGGCGCACGCAATAACTGAACCGCCCCATCTTCGCCAATCTCAAAGAACATATCGCGTCCTTCAACGCCAAGCTCACGCCTTACCGCGCCAAACGCTTCAGGAATTCGTCGGAAAATGTCTTGGAACATCGGCATAGCATTTGGCGAAATTGGACGCTGCATCGCCGGGGATGAATACAAGTCCTGAGCTGTTTTCTTCAGATCTTCCATTTTCTTAGCTTGACCCGCCAATACGTTACCGCCGGGGGCAACGTCTGTCAGGTATTGCTGCATATCCTCAACCAGATCGCCGCGTAGTTCACCCGGACGCTGTTTTGCTGCCTTTTGTAATAATGTTGCGCCAGGCCCGCCCGCATCGAAATATCCGCGAACCACCTCACGCAACGTGGCGTTCTCCGCCATCAACTTACCTTCAGCAACTTGAATATATGCTTCCTCAGGTGTAATCCCAGCTTCCTTGGCGATACGCTGTAGTTCCTGCTCTACCGCGCTGCCGGCTTTATTCCCAAACTTGCGGCGCGCAAAATCCATGAAGTTTCCGACAGTGCCTTGTAGCGCACGGCTAAATAGATCCGCACCTAGCCCTGTCGCGCCACCTAAGCCCGCACCAGAGACTAAACCCTTGATTCTGTCCTCAGTTTCCTCTGCGGATAAAAAGCCCGTTGCCGCACCTTGTAGAGCGCCGTAGCCTACGCCGCCAGCTAATGTCTCTGGCGCTACAATCCCAGTGGCTTTACCTAACCTCACCAAGTTAGGGTAACGCGCAGCCATAGTTGCTATACCGCCTGTCCCACCTGTGAAAAGCGATGCAATGATAGCGGGCAGTACAGCGCCGCCAATTTCTGACCCTAGTGAAAGACCGGGGCGCTCAGTGCCAAACTGCTTAACCTGACCGCGTACCTCCTCAAGTATCTCGTCGTATTCGCGTGTACCCAGAATGCTGCGTATATACGCCTCAGCTTCATCTGCCCCGCCAAAGGTTAAACCTTGCGCCGCTGCCCTTGCTACACCGCCGACAACGCCAACTTGGTTTTCCTGGTCAAACTGTGCTTTTAGTCGTTTCTGTTCTTCAGTCGCCATTGTTGTCGCTCGCTTCTAGGAGTTGTCTTACTTGATCCGCTGATAAGCCGTTCCACTGTTCTTGCGTGTATATGTCTTTTAAATCCTCAGGCACTGGCCCGTTCGCGCCGATCTCAACATTACCGTTCTCAGTTGGCGGTTCAATTTTTGTAAATGTCGGTAGAGGTGTAGGCTTAGGAATTACATCATTAATAATTTCATCAGCTATACCTGCATACTGAGCTGTAGCTTTTGCTCTGTTATATTCGCCTTGCGCCTTGTCAAAATAAAACTTAGCGTTTCTCTGCGCTGTGCCTAATATCTGCTGCCGTACTGGCTCAGGTAAACTACCTGTTCCCCCTATAAAATTCTGCACGCTTGAAACTAACGCTTGAATCCCACTACCAGCGCCAGCAACCGCTTTTTGCTCTTCAGTTCTAACAACACTTTCAGGATCTAGTATTTTCGAAAACGCAATAGTTAAAACGTAATCCGAAACGCCTGTTTTATTTTCTACAGCCTCTTGGATTAAGCGATAGCCATTTGCGATCTCATCGTAAATCTTGTAACTTCTGTTTACTAAGTCGTTACTTAAATTACGGACAATCGTAACCTGCTTTTCATCAAGTTTCTTTAAGGCTTCAGGATCGCCCTCATAAAGCACCTTACCAGTCTCATCCACCAACTTATCGCCAATAACCTTGACGCCTGGAGATTTAATTTTCTCCTGCACGATGCTACCCATGACGGTTGCCGCCATCTCAGGGTTTTTTTCAACAACCGCCGCAATTTCAGCGTAACCGTTTTTCTTTAACCACTCGACGGTTTTATTAACCTTACCTTGGTCAAGTTGAGTTTGCCCCATTTGACGAATAGCCGTACCAGCCCGCATCTCCGGCATAATCAGTGGATCCAGTGCTGCGGCAAAGCTCTGGAACCTTGTTAAGCCTGTGTCCGGGCTTTTCTCGCTTGCGTAGTCTAACAGACCGCGCAGCATACCCTTGCCCGGTTTTTGCGTTGTCGTCGTTGCTGACGCGCCTAGTGGTGCTGATGTCGGTGTCATTGTGTTATTCCCTACATAGCCTTTCATAATGTCTTGCACGTATTTCTTCGTTTCACTGAACGGAGGAATACCGCCGTACTTGCGAACATTACCCGGCCCTGCGTTGTAAGCCGCCAACGCAATCATTGGGTTTCCAAAAGCCTCAAGTTGCTGTTTATAGTAACGCGCTGCGCCAGTGAGGTTCTGGATTGGATCGTTTGGGTCTACACCCAAATCAGACGCCGTGCCTGGCATAAGCTGGCCTAAGCCGATAGCGCCCTTTGGGCTAACCGCCGTAGGATCAAACGCGCTTTCCCGGTTAATCATGCGCACGAATAGATCGGGGTCAATCCCGATCTCTTGTGCTATCCGGCGTGCCTCTGCGCGGTAATCCATTTATTCATACCCAATCGACTTACGTTTCGCGTCCATAAACGGCTTAATGATTGATTTAAGAATTGGCACTTTCTTAACAATCTTAGCGATACGAGCGCCATATTTATCGTATGCATTAAAGAACCAATCTGGTGAGTGACCAACAACCCAATCGCGGAACTCAAGCCAACGTGGATCATCCTCGCCGTAAACCTCACGCGCCACCCAACACATCTTCATCATCGCCAAAGTCTGTAGGTAGTTAAATAGACCAGGTGTTTGTGATTGTGTCGTTGTGCTTTGGTTTGGCATTGCGCCTAGTGCAGCCAGTGGTGCTGATAGTGACGCGCCCGGTGCACCAGTAAACCCAGCGTACTGACCCTTCGCTGCGTCAATAAGAGCTTGCTGGACACCTTGCTGTAGTAAACCCTGCTGCGCTTGTTGTTGTTGAATCTGTGAGCCTATATTGAAGCCTTGCTGGCCTAATCCCCCCAAGCCACTAGCCGCAGCCTGCTGGATCCCAGCACCAGTAAATTGACCTTGGTAATTAGCTAAGTTTGCCGCTTGCTCAAACTGAGCTTGTTGTAGGGCTTGCTGTTGTGCCTGATTAAACGCCTGTTGACGCTGCTGCGCAGCAAAGTCGGCAGCGGTGCGGCCATATTCACCAGCCGCAACGCCCTCTGCCACACCATGGCGCGATCCGCCAAATGCGCCAGCCGCACTAGCTTGCGCACCAAGCTGGTTCATCCCCATCTCCTGCTGGCGAGCAATATCCCGCTGACCACGCTCAATAACCTGCTGCGTGTATGGGTTCATGTATTGATTTATGTCTGCCGTTGCAAGTTGGGCTGCTTGCATATTTGCTGGCTGGAAGTTTGCTAAATCACCATAAGCACTTTTAGCCTGCCCCATTGCCCCAGCGGCTTGCCCAAAGATGTTGCCTCCGCCTGCTCCTGCTGCTGCACCCATTTTACGCGTCCTTCTTTATCATACCCACCGCAAAGAATTGAGCGGTGCGCAATGTGAATTTAATAGCGCTAAGTAGAGTGCGCTTCTTGCCGTTCGCAAATGCGATGTAATCGCGGAATTCCTGGTAATGTTCGTGTGCTTTGCCTTGCTCAATCTTTTGATTACCAAGGTAACGGTAGCCCCGGCGGATTGCCTCACCCCACCACTTGTCATGTAGGTTATGCATACACCAAACAACTGCCTCACGTTTCATTTGCGGTGTAAAGCCTCCAGAAGAAACAGCGTGCGTTGCGATTACGCAGCCATCTCCGCCTTCACCGCCTTCACCGACTACATCATCAACCGCTGAAGCAACTGAACCGACTACGTCTTGTGCGGCGCCAAAAATCCCCGTTGTGGGATCGTCTTGAGCGTAACCTCCGCCAACACCGCTTACCCCAGCGGCGCCCATAGATTGACCCATCAATCCATATTGCTCTGCTTGACTTAGACCGGTAAAGTCGTCAGATGTTATTCCTGCATAATCAGAATTCGCGTTAGCTAGTCCCTCATTGTATGACGGATTATCCTCCGGACTTGCTGTCCCCGCAGTGATCTGTGCGCCGTAATCAGAGTAAGCGTCGTCTAGCATTCCATGCGCAATATCTTGGCTACCGCCGTATGTTGTGAAACCAGAACCTCCAGGCATTCCAGGCATATCATTATTACCATAGCCATCAAAACCTTCTCCCTCTGGGATGCGGCGCTGCGCTGTCGTCGCCCCTTCAGTGTAGTCAATCGGATCTCCCATCATCGCACCGCGCTCCCCAGTAATTGGGTCAATGAAGAAACCTTGCATATATTCATATTGACCTGGGCGCCTTGCTTGCAGCTCCTGCAAACTCTGCTCGTACATTGGCGCTGATGAATAACCACGCATACCGCCAGCAAAAGTCTCAGCCTCTGGCATCCCGGTTAGCTCTGACGCGCCAACTGTTGGCATGCCAAACGCACCCGCAGCCAGGTTAGTTGAACCAAAAGCAGCCTCTTGCATAGGCGTGAACGCAGCCACATCCGCGCCGTAATATGGAACATATCCAAGCCCGGCGATACCTTCAGCGCGATTCAAATTACGTTTCGCTGCATCCTCAATATATTTTGGGATTTCAACGCTTGTTGATGTTGAGCCGCCTTTAGACATTCTCAAACTCCTTAATGTATGACGTGTGCACGGCCTGCCATCCATGCTCCGCTAATGGTTTCTTCCAGCCGTGGCGCCCCGTCATAGTTAAAGCCTCACAACCTTGCGTCTTGGCCCATGCTATCACATCTTTATGCATTTCCATAATTTGCTGCAATTCGCCACCACCTAGAAAAACGTGTAGTACCTTTTTTTTAGGATATACCACAATTTCCGTTATTATGCACCCCTTTGGCGCAGGCCACAACTGCATCGCTCCCGAATACAGTGAGCGCGCTACATCCTCAAAATCATGGGTGCCACCAGAATATTCCAACGCCGCCTCGATCCACCCCCGGCAACGCTCTAATTCACTTATAGGATTATGCGCATTCATCCGTGCATCCTCGTAATCGCAAGCGTTGTTGCGGGTGCCGCTGGGCTAAACGCAGTCGCCGCAGACGCATCCAAAAAGCCTGATGTACTATCCACTGCCCACATAACCTGCAAGTAATCGCCAGCCGAAACGTCAAACTTTGCCGCGCGTGACACAACAAGCGTTGCGCCGTTTTGATGCAAGGCGTTCTTCATGGTTGATCCTTCCGCGTCTGTACCGTTTAATCTGGGCCAGAAATAGAAGTTCACCGTACTAGATGACGTTGAACTAATCTGCGCTGAGAACATTAGCAAGTATTCACCCGCCTCCGCAAAGACGATCTTCGTTGGATCAGTGCCGTCTAAGCTGATGCCTACGTTGCCTGTTGGCGTGTCGTACTGGATTGCGTATGCTGTGTTGATTGCAGCAGCCGTTACATCTGTTGTGCGGATCAAGTTGGCGTGACCATCTTCTAAGATAATCTGCACAAACTCGTTGCCCTTTGAGACAACAGGGTAGCCATTTACCTCATCCCACAAGATGATGCCGTTCTCCGATGGATTATCGCCAGCGGACTTAAAATACAGGCGCGGCAACTGACGTTGCAAGTACGTTGTAAGCTCACGCCCCCACGCTTTAAGGTTGTCGGTTATTGGCGGTAATACAGGTGCTGCCATTACCTACGCCCACCCGCCTTTGCGTCTATGCGCATTGTTCCAACCTTCCAGTTAGAAAGCGTTTGACCTTCTACCTTCATGCGCACCTGACGACCAGAAAACCGCACAGATGTTGGGTCAGATGGAGTATATGGGCCATGCGTGTATTCTGTGTCATTGGGATAGTAACGGCTCTTAAAGGTTACGTTTACGTCACCCTGCGTCTGCTCATCTGTAATGAGATCAGTAATTTGCATTATATTATCGCCGCTACCTATGCTGATCGGGCCACTCTCCGCATAAACAGATTGACTTGAGTGAGCCAACCCACGCTCATGGTCATAGATATATCCATCAACGTCAAACAGCATGGGATATGTAAATACATTTCTTTCTGTGCCGCATGTGCGTGAAAGGCTACCTATAAGCCAGTGGTTCTCCTTGTAATCATAGGCAACATACCGATCCACCTCGTTTGACCCAGATGAGCAGTAGAACCACCATATCTCGCCAAACTGACCGTTTGCCATTGCCCATGTCTTACTAACTTGTGATGTATTTATATCGTTAAAAACATGGTCATGCACTTCGCACGGTATCTCTGTGACTGTGTTACCATTGAATGCAAAGAAGCCACGCTGACCCATCCAGAACGTACCCGCGTCAACATCAGCCACAGCTTTTCTAGCAATCAGCCCGCAAGACGTTCCCACTCTTTCAAAGCCATAAACATAGGGTGGCCCGATATAACGAGCAGTGTGCGCTGATGTGGTTGTTAGGATTAGAGTTTGACCTCTGGTTCTAATAGCCGCCTGTATTTCTCCTGAAGTTTGCAACTCAATATCACCAGCTTCATTTGTGCTTGCCGCTGTCCAAGTTGTATTATCTTCGCGGTCACACCATTGCACCTTGCGAGGATTGCCCCCAGCGCCAAGTGCAAACAAGAAACGCTCCTCAGTTACAATAAGCCCAACATTGTCCACTGGCGCGTTTGTGATCGCTACTGCATCTGAGCCAGAACCAAGTTGCCACTCTAGTAAACGGCCATCAGCAGTGGAGCAGGCTACAAGGTATTCTCCCCAGTTATCTAGCGACCAAGTTGTTGCTTCTGTTAGGTTGCCAGTATCGGAGCGTGGTGTTCCGTATGTTTCCTGACCATAAAAACCGTAGCCATAGCCCGTTTCAGTCGTTGCGCTCACATAGCCAGCGGTCAAATCAGTGGGGGTAATGTCGTAAGTCGTATTACTTCCTATTGCAGCATAAAGTTCATTGTGGGTTCCAACCGCAACATATCTTGTGCCATCTATTGACTGCCATGTGTGCATTGACCTTGGGACACTTGTGGTTAAGTCTCCAGATGTTCCAAAGTCTGTGTTTACAGTCCATCCACCAATTGGTCTAAGCGACCCATTGCGCCAACGCACAAGAGAACCATCACGCCAGCGCCCCGCAGCGTCAAGGTCAGTGCCTGTTCTGTAAAACCCTGCTGGGAGTTTAAGCGGTATTAGAGCCATCTTTATGCCCCTGCTTCAAGAACTTCTACACGTTGTTTTAATTCTTTGATTGCATTTACCAACAGTGGGATAAGCGCAGTTTCCTTGATCTTCCACAGATCGTCTTGCTCGTGATCTACGATCACATTGTCTGCAAAGCCTGTGCCATTCACTACCTGCTGAACTTCTTGAGCTAAGAACCCAACAAAAGGCTGATCTTCTTTATGAGTGCCATCAGGGGCAGGCTTGCTTGTTATATTGCCATCGTCATCATACTCAAAATATTTATGACGCTTATCCCATTTAAAGTGAACAGGGTTTAACTGCGATATAAAGTCAAGCCCATGACTAACTGGAACAACATCAGTCTTGTCCCTTTCGTCAGATGTAACAGTCCAAGACACCTGTATATAGGCGTTTGTTATGCTGTTATTTCCCATAACAATGCGATTGCTTTCAGTGGTTACTTGGAATGGGCTTGAACTCCCATACCCAGCATATCGTCCAATTCCAATATTATTATCACCTGAAGATAGGTCAGCTAACGCTAAATTGCCAATTGACGTGTTTCCATCCCCTGTTACACCAGTTGTTCCATCGCCTTTCATTGCATCTACGCCCACAGCGGTATTGTCTGTGCCAGATGAGCCATGCTCAATAGCATTTGCGCCAACAGCCGTGTTGCTAGTTCCTCCAGTTGCAACGTCACCCTTCAGTGCGCTTTCCCCAATCGCAGTGCAACTCCAAGAACCAGTTTCCCCCTGCAAAGCATACGCCCCTACAGCAGTATTCCAATATGCAGTGCTTGTTAAATTTTCACCAGCATCTTCACCAATGATAACACCAAGTAAGCCACCATGTATTCCAGTTGTCCCGCCCTGCAAGATAACATTAGACGTATGCCCGCCGCGCCCTACTGTAACTCCATTGACAACAATATCTTCACTTGTGGGAAAGCTAACAATATCGTCACTCAAATTGTTTAGCTGCGTTTGAACATTAGAAGTAACGCCGTCTAACCTATTAATCTCAGCAGCCGTAGCTACAATTGCAGTACCGCCAACCTGCCATGACCCTTCAGTGAGGTTAGGCTGGATAGCCGTTGTCCCATCAAGAAGATCGTCAAGGGTGTCTAGGTTTGTATTGAGCTTAGTACCCCAGCTATCGGCTGATGCGCCCACCTCTGGCTTCGTTAAGCCGAATGTTGTTGTCGTTGTGTCAGCCATCTAAGTCTCCTATGCAGCTTCTGACCATGTGTCGGTTGGGTCAGTAACATCAGTCCATATATCTGTTGGCTCCGCAGCTTCTGTCCAAGTGTCGCTACTTGCCGTTTGAGTTGCCCATACACTATCATCATCTGCTTGTTCTGTCCAACTGTCAGCGACAGGCTCCTGATAATCCCAAGTAAATCGCGCTGGTAGCGTAGGTATGCCAGCGGTTATTTCTACCATTGTTAGCGCGTATTCTTGGAAGAACGGCAGAGCATCCACTTGTGGTGCGCTTGCAGCAATATCAACTGGCGCAAAGTTAGAGATGACAGAAACAGTCGCGCTGTCTACCGTAGGTTCAGAAAGCGTAATCTCAACTGGGGCAAAGTTAGATATAACCGCTGCTGTAATATCATCAACAACTGGGGTGCCTGATGTTATTTCTTGCGGCGCAAAGTTGCTGATGATTGACGCAGCAATGCTGTCAACAACAGGCGTTGTGCTTATGCCACCTGCGCTAAAGTTATAAACAACTGTTACGCTTGCGCTATCTACAACAGGAGTGCCAGAAGTAATATCAATCGCTGGGATTGTTTCATCTTCAAATACAGAGGCAGTATCAACGACAGGTATTCCTGCCGTAATGCTATCCACGACAATAGATACTGGCAGACTTAGATTTACATTATCGTCTGCCAGAGGCGTTTTTGAGAGTGCGTTAAAACCTAGCATATTGGCAACCGATCAATACTATGAAGCATTTATAACACAACTCATCATAATGTTATAGCTTCCATAATCTCCGCTGGCCTGAACAGACCTGTTTGTATTTACGTCATTTTGGATTTCATAATACATTTTAATTCTATTATTATTTTCGCCAGTTTCTAAGTAATTCCCATCCCAGAAAGTACCATTGATTGATGGCTCTGCTGTATATGACGAGTAGGTTGCAATTAGTATGTTTGGCGGGTCATAGGTGCTTGTTGTCAACGTTTGAGTTGAGGGAGTTCCACTTGTTTGATTGCTATTGTTTATTGAAGAAACTTGTATAGTTGTCACGGGATTGGTGGGTCTAAATGTAAACATTATTGCTGCGTCATAGCTGTCAGCGCTGCGCGTAAATGTTGTTGTTAAGTCTGACGCTGATAATAGCTTGTACTGAAACATATCCTCAAATGTACTATTGACTGATGCTATCTGCGTAAAGCCAGAATATACAGTCGGCGCAGGGCCAGTAGCAGTTGATGAGTATGCTATGGCAATATCTCCCTCCTGAGTTCCAGATGGGACTTGTATGTTAAGGTTTGTTGTGGCGTAGCTTACGCCGACAAACGTAAACGATTGAGGGGCTCCCGCGCCAGCCGCCATGCTCATTCTTCGCGCGGTCATGCTCATGCCATTGCATCCCCAGCCAAGAAGCCGTACCAAGTAATGCCACCGTCGTGTGTGGCAAATGCAAGCAAGTCAGTTTCGCCAGAGGCTGGCGCGTCAGGCGCTGTGCCGCCTGCCCAGTCGACAGATGCAGGATAGGTGATTGTATGTGTGCCGCCAGCGGTTAGCTTGAGTGTAAAGCTATACGCAGTGTTTGTCGCTGGTGGGTTACTGAATGTAAATGTGGTGTTAGCGGATGTTGTTAGCGCAAAGAAATTTCCAGTTTCGCAATCAATAGCAACTGTTGCGCCAGATAGTGCGCTGTAAGTTTCATTAACGCTGTCGGCAATAAACTCACCATTAACAGTTGCGCTTCCCATGCTGGCCGCACCAGAGATAGACGCAGAGCCTGAAATAGACGCAGAGCCTGAAACCACCGCACTAGCAAGCGTAGCAACACCAGACACATTGACTGTGCCTGAGACAATCGCGCTTGCCATTGTAATATTATTGGAAACAACTACCTGCCCAGTGTGGTCGAACGTGCCTACTGTCGTTAAATCACCAGTTATGCTGACATCGCCAGTATGTGTGGGTTGAACAATACCGCTGCGCGGAAACGTGACAGCTGCATCGCCGCTACCATCTTCTCCAGTTACAATGATTGCGCCGTTTGGCGTCTCAAGTTTTAGTGGCATATCTAGCCCCTATTCTGGTTTTACAGGCCAATCTTCGTCATTTAGATGCGGCCAATTTGCATGATTGGTTATATCACGCAGCGCCTGTCGATAGCTAGTCATTGCCGCATCCATAGTGACGTCGGTCAACGCAAAGTAATCTGTTGCGGCCAGCAATTCATTGCGCTTAAACCTATTCTTATCGGCCATGCGCTGATCGTACTGGTCTATTTCATCTTGAGATTTATTCACGGCAACGCACTTTGACACCCAAGCGCCATTTTCAAGCACTGGCTGCTGACGTTCAATTTTTTGCGTCCTAATGTCAAACTCTGGCGCGGCTTCCTCTGTCACTGGGTAAACACCAAAGTCAGGCAATCCAGCCTCTGGCATCTTTTTGGGGAAACTTGTGCGGGGGAACTCGTTTTTAAGATTGACGATTGATAGCGGGTACACAACACTGCTATCTTGATTTACCTTTATGAACTGCATGGTGTTCCTTTCTTACCTAAATATATACGCTTTTCCGCTAGACGTACTGCCAGCGTCATCTTCCGCATAAGCACCAACTATGGCATAACTGTCTGAGATGGATACGCTGCGGCCAAATAAATCGCCTGAGCTTGTACTATAGGCGCTAGGGTTGTCTAGCGTATGAAGCAGAGAGCCAGTGGATGCGTTAAATATGTAGGCTTTTCCGCTAGCCGATCCGCCAGCGTCATCTTCAAAATAAGCACCAACTATTGCATGGGTATCTGAGATAGATACGCTATAGCCGAAATTATCGCTTGCGCCTGTGTCATAAGCACTAGGGTTATCTAACGTATGAAGCAGAGAGCCAGTAGACGGATCAAATATGTAGGCTTTTCCGCTATTACCTCCGCTAGCGTCATCTTCTTGATAAGCACCAACTATTGCATAACTGTCTGAGATGGATACGCTAAAGCCAAATCGGTCGTTTAAGCTTGTACTATAGGCATTAGGGTTATCTAGCGTATGAAGCAGAGCGCCAGTAGACGGGTTGAATATGTAAGCTTTTCCGCTAGACGATCCGCCAGCGTCATCTTCAAAATAAGCACCAACTATTGCATAACTGTCTGAGATGGAAACGCTGATGCCAAATAAATCGTTTGCGCTTGTGCTGTAAGCATTAGGGTTGTCTAGCGTATGAAGCAAAGCGCCAGTAGACGGGTTGAATATGTAGGCTTTTCCGCTATTACTTCCGCCAGCGTCATCTTCTAAATACGCTCCTACTATAGCATAACTGTCTGAGATGGATACGCTATAGCCAAACCTGTCGTCTGCGCTCGCGCCGTAAGCGTTAGGGTTGTCTAACGTATGAAGCAAAGCGCCAGTAGACGGGTTGAATATGTAGGCTTTGCCGCTATCACTTCCGCCAGCGTCATCTTCTTGATACGCGCCAACTATTGCATAACTGTCTGAGATGGATACGCTAAAGCCAAATACATCGTTCGCGCTTGTGCTGTAATCATTAGGGTTGTCTAGCGTATGAAGCAAAGCGCCAGTGGACGGATCAAATATGTAGGCTTTTCCGCTAGACGTACTGCCAGCTTCATCTTCCGCATGAGCGCCAACTATTGCATAACTGTCTGAGATGGATACGCTGCGGCCAAATGAATCATCCTGTGAGCCTCCATATTGAGAGTTTGTTACATTGTTTAATGTGTATTTGTAATTGAATGAGCTATCATATACATAAGCCTTGCCGCTAGAAGTTCCCAAAACGTCATCTTCTTGATAAGCACCAACTATTGCACAACTGTCTGAGATAGATACGCTAAAGCCAAAATAATCATCTTGGCTTGTGCTGTAAGCATTAGGGTTGTCTAACGTATGAAGCAGAGAGCCAGTGGATGCGTTAAATATGTAGGCTTTTCCGCTAGACGATCCGCCAGCGTCATCTTCTAAATACGCTCCTACTATAGCATAACTGTCTGAGATGGATACGCTAGCGCCGAAATTATCGCCTGAGCTTGTACTATAGGCGCTAGGGTTGTCTAACGTATGAAGCAAAGCGCCAGTAGACGGGTTGAATATGTAGGCTTTTCCGCTATCACTTCCGCCAGCGTCATCTTCTTGATAAGCACCAACTATGGCATAACTGTCTGATATAGATACGCTAATGCCAAATTGGTCATTTGCGCTTGTACTATAAGCATTAGGGTTGTCTAACGTATGAAGCAAAGCGCCAGTAGACGGGTTGAATATGTAGGCTTTTCCGCTAGACGATCCGCCAGCGTCATCTTCTAAATAAGCACCAACTATGGCATAACTGTCTGAGATGGATACGTTGCGGCCAAAATAATCGCTTGCGCTTGTACTATAAGCATTAGGGTTGTCTAGCGTATGAAGCAGAGAGCCAGTGGACGGGTTGAATATGTAGGCTTTGCCGCTAGACGATCCGCTAGCGTCATCTTCTAAAAAAGCACCTACTATGGCATAACTGTCTGAGACAGATACGCTATAGCCAAAATAATCATCTTGGCTTGTGCTGTAATCATTAGGGTTGTCTAACGTATGAAGTAGAACGCCAGTAGACGGGTCAAATATGTAGGCTTTGCCGCTATTACTTCCGCCAGCGTCATCTTCTTGATAAGCTCCTACTATGGCGTAGCTGTCTGAAATAGATACGCTAAAGCCGAAATTATCGCTTGCGCCTGTGTCATACGCACTAGGGTTGTCTAACGTATGAAGCAGAGCGCCAGTGGATGCGTTAAATATATACGCTTTTCCGCTAGATCCGCTAACGTCATCTTCTAAATAAGCTCCTACTATTACATAACTGTCTGAGACAGATACGCTATAGCCGAAATAATCGTTTTGATTATAAGCTGAAAAAGGGTTTGGGTTGTCCAGCGTTTTAATTCTACCAGACCTAAAACCGCCCTTTATTGCTTGCAGTAGTTTTTTCTTAGTTGCCATAATTTACCCCAATGAATAACCAGCGACAAAACCAAGCCAAGTCGTGCCGCCATCACGGGTGTAAAATACAAATAAATCCTTTGCCGACGCATCAACAGTTAGCGCTGGCGTTGCCGCACTTGGCCAGTCAACAGACGCAGGCCAAGTAACAGTAAAGCCAGACGCGGAAACGTCTTGAATAATCTCGATGCTAAACGTGTAAGCCGTGCCAGATGCTGGCGGGTTGCTAAACGTAAACGTCGTATTCTCAGTCAGCGTGTGGCTGAACGAGTTTGCGCTCTCACAGTCAACGGTTGTTGCGTTCGATGTGGATGTAACCGCTGCATAACGCTCATTGTAGCTGTCAGCAATAAACTCTCCAGCGTGGTCTTGCCCGACAAATTGTGAGCGAGGAACCGTAATATCAACATTACCCACACCATCCTCTGGCGTGAGTGTTACTGAGCCATTTGTTGAGTTAATTTTAAGGGGCATTTCCTATCTCCTAAAATGGCCTTTTCTCAGTGTATCCATTAATCACAAGCTGCGCGTCTGTCGGGATCGTCAAGGTAACGCCATCTGCAATAGTAAAACCTTTACCCGTGTCAAACTCAACACCGCTGTCTAACGTGCGATCTGCGTTTAGTGTGCTTGTGACGTAGCCATAAACTTCCTCAACGCCAGCAGTAATAAACAACTCTGCGCTGCCAGATAAGTTCAACAGCGATCCAGTAGAGCTTTCCATCAACGTGCGCGTCAGAGTTGGCCCAGCAGAGTTGTAAAGACCGTAGCCGATCTCCCAATCGCTACCATCCTCAATCGTGTAGCGCACAGTATCGCCATCAGCTACACCGCCATCTGCAAATGTCTGATAGCCTGTAGAGGCCGCGCCAAGCGTTACAGTGCCTGTGCCTGTTGTCGCCGTTGAGACTTTAACGCGATTGGCTAGTACGACCATGCTGCACCTTATGCTGGATCAGGGATTTCTACGTCAAACGTGGCTACGGTAAAAGTATTACCAGACACAACTGCCTGTGATGTTGTAAGCGAACCTGTGCAAAGCAGGCGGCTCTCAGATACGTCTGTGATTGCGTAATGCGTTGCAGTACCTGAGCCTGTCACTGATCCGTCTGATATTGCTGCGCAGGCTGTCTTGCGGCCTGACGTGTCACCGTCCTCTGGCGCACCAAAAGATACTGAGGTGCTATTGCCTAGCGTGTAGGTGCTTGTCGCCTCTGTGTAAGTCGTAGGCTCCTGTGAGCAAATGTCTATGCGATCTGCCTCTAAGTCCAGCTTGGACAGTGCGGCGTCTAGCACAT